GAACAATAGATGCCCTTGTAATTGCAACCGAAGGCATCGTTATTGTGCTTGTGTCAACTTGTGTCGTTGTTCCGTTTAATGATATAGCAAAGTCGCCATTTTTATATGAAACCGCTATTTTATTTATACCAGCAGTATATGCTCCTGTTCTTTGAAAAATAAGCGCATTTGTTGAGTTTTGCCTAATCCTTAACTCAATTACGCTTGAAGACCTTATGACAAGATAAAATCCATTTGCGCTGCTGCCTGAATCAAGACCGATAATGTCTGCGTTCCTATTATTGAATTGAATATCAACCTCCGCATATATCGTTCCCTCCGTCTGCCCGATGCAACCGCTGACTGCGCCTGATAGGTTTATTACTTCTGCGTTGCGGGTTGCTGCTGCGGTGGTTGTGGGGATGTAGGAGGTGGCAATGGAGCCTGTTTCAAGTTGTGCGCCCCAGCCGTAAAGGACATCCGTAGTTGTACCAGTAAAGGTTGGAAGCCTTGTCGCTCCGCTTGTTTCAATTAACGCAATGGACATACCATTGCCCGTGCCATTGCTTATGCAAGTGTTCGTGCATCTGCATCGATACCAACCATTCCCGTAATTTTCTATCCCTGCCGTTACAGTCGAACCAGTTACAAGGGCAACCGTTCCGAGTTCCAAGTCAAAATTCGCAAAGGTGTTCGCAGCAAACCTTGTTGCTGGCCACGCAATTTGAATATACCTTCCGGCGTTGCCTGTTCCTTGCTTAAAAAAAGCACTTGACGTATAGACTGTTCCGCTTGTAAAACTTGTAGAGCCATCGCTACCGATTTTTATATGCGATGTGCTTCCGCTCGTTGGACTGATTGCATTGGCCGTGTTCGTACCTAACGGGTCAAGCGTTCCTGTGGTCGCTGACACGGTTGTAACGTTTGCCGTTGCATCCGAACGCCATCCACTCGCAAGCCAGTTTTCGCTTTGTACGACCAAGTTGGACCCACTCGGCTCCACCAAGAGTGCAGGGCATCCACCGCCTATCGGATAGTCCAACCTCGGAATCCCCGAAGCCACGACCTCAATAAATCCGCTTGCGTTGACCCTTGTCGCAGTCGTTGCACGGGTTACATTGAAGTCGCCCGATGCGCCTAATACCACACCACCCGAAGTCGTTGCTAAAGGGGTGTATAGTTTGCCCGTCTTAAAGCGAGCAGGAACAAGGATAAGCGATGGGGTTGGCATTCTTAGAAGTTGTAGATGACTGCAAAGCGATTGAAGAGGCATCCATCCACGGCAGCCTCGGCAGCGGTTGCCCCGTCAGCGGTTGCCCTTGCGTTGAACAAGGCCCATACCCCAGCAGCAACTCCGCCTTGGAGCATATTCGTGGGATAGCCGTAGCCGTAACCGATTAGCATTACAGGAATGTGTAACCGATGACTGAACCTGCGCTTAGAATAACGGAAGTAATCTTGCCTCCGTTGCGACCGCTTATCACGATGCCAGCGGATATGGATGCGCCCGACAAGTTGTAAGCGGTTAGCAGGTTTTCACTTCCAGTTCCAGTAAGGGTTGTGAAAGTAGCAGCGGTATTGACTACCAAGAAGTCGTAGTTCTTCCCAGTTACGGTTCCGTTGATGAACTCCATCGTACCGCCCTGACCGAGCATTTGTTGCAGAATAGGTGTAGGCATTTTTTAGCGTTTAATTGTAAATGTCTTTTAGGTAGGAATTTCACAAACTGAATGGCTGAACGGAATCTCAAAGGTCATCGTCGCCTGCCACCCTGCGGTGCGGTCATCTCGGCTCTCTACGAAGCGTGTAAGCGATACGCTGGACGAGAGGGTCCAGTCCTCGTTCGGGTCGTTTGTAAGGCTTGAAATGAAGTCCTGTGCGATTTGTAACTGGTCGCTTAGGACCTCGTCCTCGTTGTCTTGCCAACCCAGCGTAGGGCTGCCCGAAACCACTCCGCCCATCGGCTTGATGGACTCCACCCGGTCGCTAAAATAGACACCGACCACAAGGTCCAAAGTCCCAGCATCAGTAGTTGCCGACTGAACATCCGCAAAGACCAAAGGATAGACGATTCGCTCACGGCTTGGGGTTCGCAGGTTGATGGTGTTGTCCGTGCCGATTGCAAGAGGGTCCCCCGTTCCGAAGGAGTTGACCTGTGGATGAGCATTTGCAAGGTCCAAGAGAGCCTGCTTGATTTTTATCCATGACATAAGTCTGAAGTTTCAGTATGTTTTTTTTATGCGCTCCCATGCTTAACAGTCGTTACACGCCCCGAATTGACCATAGGGGTAAGGGTAATCCAAGTTGCTGATTCCCATCCTCCTGTTGCGGTCCAAGACCATTCCTGTGCGGTAGTTGGTGGCGTTCGGGTAGATGGTATCCAACGCAGACGGAGGCGAGTTCCATAAGGGATAGGAATTGCGGTTCTCCATCAAGTAGCGGGTTATCCGCTCGGAGTACCACTCGGCATCGTTCTTGACCTTATCGGTCAGCCGTGTGATTTCTTCCATGCTCATTTGGCTGCTTTCCTCGCTCGTCCTGCGAACCATTCCTTTGTTCATGTACTTGAACGCAAGAACCATCGGCAACTCGTAGTAGAGCCATTGAATCATCGCAGGCTGGATGTAGTCCTCCAAGAGCGTTTGGTTGAGTGCAGAGGTTGAACCGCTGACCACTTGGCTGACGAGTTCCCCGTACAACGGAGAGCCAACGATTGGCTGAATCCGCATCTCCTGCACCTTGATGACCGTTGGGCGGATTTGGGTGTAGGATACGTTCTCGTTGATTATTGAGTTGTCGAGCAGCGTTTCTTCGCTTATGAATAGTGCCTTCATGCCTTGCTGATTTTATTGCCTTTACGGATAACGAGTTGCTGCTCCCATACGTGCCTGCATTGCGGTCTATTCACTCCGCTCGGTGTGTGATACCAACCGCCCCTGCGATTCCAAACAGAATATCCCATGATTGCAGAAATCCCGTCGATGTCCTCACGGGTGTAAACCTTGCCTTGGTCGGCCAAGTCCAACATCACTTTGCAGAACTCACGGCTTGACTTCTTGTCCTTGTTGCTGAATCCCGTTGCCCAAGCGTATTTGTAGCGGACTTCCAAGACAGGCTCGGTTACTTCCTTCACGCCCTTGGGGAGGTTCTTCTCGGCAATTTGGTCCACGGCCCTGCTAATCGGGTAGCGGTCCTTTGTGATTAGGTAGGCAATACGCTTGGCGACCTTCGCCTTACTGACCCCGAACTCTTTCGCCATTTCTTCAACCGATGCGTCCCGGTTCTTTTTGCGATACGCCTCAATCTTTAAGTCCAACTCTTTTTCTTCTTCGCCAAGTTCGGCAAAGGCCAAGCGGATATTCTCGTCGATGTTGGAGTCAAACCGCATTGGCTTGGAGTGCATCACGACGTAATCGTCTGCATGGCTCCCAAACTTGCTTGCAACGACTTCCAAGACCTTGAACTCTTCATCGCCCCATCCGTAGTCTTCGTCGTCTTCTTGGCCCCAAGTCGGTTCGCTGAACTCTTGGGACTGAACGCCCAGCATCGTGTCAATCTCTTGAGCAGACAAACCGAATCCAGCCGAGAGCATCGTCCGAGCCATTTCAAGCGTGATTTTGTCTTGCATATACTGACGCACGATTCGCATCAGGTTTTGATACTCACGGCCCGATAGTTTCTTGATGTTGTCATTGCTCTGCAAGGTTTCCACGGCTTGCGGTTGCTCATCGGGTTGGGGATTAGGTCCAACCACGTCGGCAGGTTTCTCCAAAGGTTGCAGACCTGCTTTTTCCCTCAATTCGTCTTGGGTCATAATCTGCAAGAGAGCCTGTTCGCTTAGTCGCTCGGTAATCGGCTCAACGGGGATAAGTTCCATCCCTTCCACGCCATTGAACGAGCCTAAATAGTTTATCATCCGCTCCACCTTGCGTACCCGGTCGTTGACGTAGGTAGCCTTAAACAATTCGTATGCCTCGACCAATTCGTTGCGTCCGCCCAATTGGCCTTCGGTCTTGACCCCGAAAAGCATGGGGTTGGTAACTCGATGGGCGATAAAGATTTCCTGCTGGATGGCTTTGTTCAGTATCTCGAACTGCTTGTCCATGTCGCTCGGTGTGAGCGGTTCCAGCGTCGGGGCCTTGGCTGCATCGTCGTTGAAGGTTACAACGAAGCGACCAGCGTTGTCGGTTCCCGAAAACTTACGCTTGATTTGCCTCTCAATGTCCCCCTGCTCTTCGGGGGTCGGGATGCCGTTGTTGAAATTAATCAAGTAACCGCCCCAAAAGTTGTTGCGCAGGTTGTTGTTGTGGAAGTTCGCCACTTGCACGTCTGCTTCAATCCAAGCATTGCCCCCAATATATTCGGGGAGAGGATAGTGCTTCACGCCTGCTGCATAGACCCTGTAATAAAACAACTGCTTACCAATGCGGTTCTCGGTGTCAAAGGCAGGGATTTTCTCGATGTCGCCCACCTTCGGAAACAACTGCATCATGTCGTCGTTGTACCAGTCAGCGACTTGGAACATCTTCTCCTCTTTGTCCACCCGGATTTTCTCAAAGGGAACGTGTTCCATCTTGGCGATGGTTCCCAACTTAGACCAAGTAACCGCAACCGCAAAGCCGTTGAAAATCTCTAAGTCAAGAACCAATTTCTCGGTAATGTCGTTGAGGTCCTCCGTGCTTGACATTCCGTCAAAAAACTTGATGAACCGAGCCTGCTGCTCCACGGTCAGGTTGTCCCCTGCCTGCCATCCACCGCCCATGATGTAGTTCACCTTGCCGTTGACAATAGCGTTGTGCTTGGACGACCTGCGATAGTTGTCAAGCAGGTAGTAGGGGTATTCGTTCGCAAAGCCGTAGGTTATGTACTTGCCGGACCTGTTTTCCAGCATCACGGGGACCTTATGCTCTATCCCAAGCCATTGGGTAAAGTGTTGAGTAGATTTATTACTCATAGCGTGTGTACGGTGAATGAAAGGGCTGAAATCGTGATTGCATCGCCACTTGAAATTGCGTTGATGTAAATCGTGAACTCATCGTTGACCGCACCAGTTACATAGGCCTCCGTGTAAACGGCATGACCGTTGGTGTGGGTCGTTGTGATGTCAGTCATTGACTGGTCTATCGGTGTGCCGTTCTTGGCGATGTAAACCTTGATTTGGCTATTATTATCCTGCGACAAGACTATGGACGCAGCGATGCGAAGGGTTGCATTCGTTGTGCCTGTGTAGGTTATCGAGTTGGTAGTCCTTGTAAAATTATAGGTTGACAAAACGCCCGATTTCATCGTGCTTGTCAACTTGACCCTTTGCCCTTGTGTTGGTGCGAAGGACGTATCGGTATCAATGTAAAGGTTCGCAAAGCCTCGCTCCCGGTCAAGCGTTGCGGTGTCTGCGAGGTCGTCGAATAGACCACCAACCCTTGAAGCGGTGTTGGCAGCGGCAACGGTTTCGTTGGCAATGGTCGCAGAACTCGCTTGAAGTTGCGCTCTTGTTTGTACGCTCATTAGTTAAAGGTTTGGTCAAAAGTTGGGTCGAATATGCCCCCGGCATAGACGCTATAATTGATTGAATTGGCGTAGGTGTTAAAGCCTATTGCTTCGGTTTGTACAAATGCCAAGCCCGTTTCAACGACCGCCAAAGCAGCGGCAACCGTGCTATTGGTATCGTAAACTTCATACTTATAGGAACCCGTTTCAAGCGACCCCACGGCAATCTGAAATTGGTCATATCTATTCGTATAGTTGGAAAGGTTGGCTGATTTCAGCACGGTGTAGTCGGTAGTCGTGTTCTTGGCGATGCTCGTAAGGCGCAGGATGTACCTGCTCCCCGTGCTGGCTCGCTCGGTCCAAGTAACCGTTATCGTGTTGGTCGTGTCAGGGTTTAGGTAAAGCATCTGCTTGTAAATGTGCGATGCCCCCGAATTTCACAATTTGCGCCCAATCTGCCTGTATAGTTCGGCCCGTTTCTTCGCAGTTTCAGCCACATTAAACCGCTTCTTGATGTCCCGTGTAAGGTTGTCAGCCAAGCCCTTACGCAGGTCGGCGTCAAGAATCAACTGCTTGATGTACTTGTACCAGTCCTTGGGTTTGTTGTAAGGCACGAGAAACCCGTTCTCTCCGTGCCGGATTACGTCCGTGTAAGGGATGGTTTCGCTTGCAATGATGGCCTTGTTCATCCACCCGGCCTCAACGACCTTCAACTCGGACTTGAGTTTGTTAAACTTGGTATCTCGCAAAGGTGCAAGGGTTACGTTCACGAAGTTGTAGCCTCCGACATAAGAATAGATGTCTGCTGCTTGGATGCGTCCGTAGTTCGGGTTATTCCCTTGGTCGCTGATTATTTTCTCATAGCCTTCATAAACGGGGTTGTTGTCGTTCCAGCCTCCGAGGTAGAGGCGGTACTTGCCGTCCAAGTTTGCATCCCAGCGTAACTTCTGCATACCCTCTCGTAGCAGTTCCATGTCCTCTCCGTGCTGCGCACCCCCGAACCAACCGAACTTGACGAGGTGCTTGTCAGGTTCTTCGTCAGGATTCGGAATAAACTGCTGATAGGCTTCGTAGGGTTCGTTCTGCAATATGCTCACATTCGCATTTAGAGGCCGTATGCGAGCAGCAAGATGCTCGGTGGTACAAGTTACCCAGTCAGCCAATTTGATGTGCTTGCGGATAACGTCTGCGAGTTTGGTTTGGTGGTAGTGGCGGTACATGATGTGGCCCGATTCCAGCACCCAATAGTCGTCCAAGTCAAGGATGACTTTTGCTCCATATTGGGTCAGGGCCTTGTAAACATTCTCCACTTGCTCCATCGTCCCTTGACACCACAAACGGCTGAACAGGAACAGGTCAATGGACTTCAAACCCTCGTCGCTGATGGTCGTGATGTTCTCAACGCAGACATAGTCAAACTCCGGGTAGTTGTCGCCAAGGTAAGCGTTCGGCATTTCAAGGCGGTAGAAACTGCACCCAGTTGGATGGGCGTTGTAAACGATACAAATCTTCATAGCCGTAAAAATAAGAAGGGCAGCCATTGCTGACTGCCCTCCCAAACCTCAGATGATGAAAACCTGATGCGAAGATACTACGAACCTGCGATTTGTGTGGCCAACGGTGTAAAAGTTGTTGACGCAATCAAAAGCATTGGGTCGGGTTCCATCCCGGTCAACGTCATTTCGTAGCCGCTTCTATCTCCGAAGGCAGTACCTGTTCCAGCAGTTCCAGCAGTTGCTTCAAGGCCGTTTGCGGCACCCAACACCCAATAGCGGTTGTTGTTGTCTTGGACGATGACCAGCAAGCGGTTGCGAGCAAGCAGACGGAGTTCGTTGCGAACTGCGACTTGCAGTTTGTTGATAGTGAAGGTTACTTCGGGAGTGTAGTAAAGCGAGCCGTTCTCGATGCTTGCATTCAAGGTTTCAGTCAAAGATGACGTAGCCTTGGTCAAGTCGTACTCGTAGAAACCCGAAGAGAAACCTGTGAAGCCTGTAACAGTACCGGAGCCATTGGTGTTAACGGTTCCCGTAGCATTCCAGCCTTGGACGTAAATTGCTTTGATGCCACCGACTGAATCTCGGCATCCGAGGGCGTAGCCCGTAGTTAGGGAGCAGGACATATGTGTATTTGGGTTTTAAGTTTCAAGATAACAAAAAAGTGA